AATAATCGCATTTCGCTTGTTGCTTCATAATCATATTCGTGTCCATTTAATCCCTGTAATATATCACGATCCTTAACTAAACTATTATAAGGATCAATTAAAAAGCCATCATAAGCCCAAGCCTGTTTTACTGCTTCTGCAAATTTAATTAATTGTTTATATGTGTAAAGCTCAGATGTGTCAACAAATTTAAAATGGTCAAATATAAACTGACAATGTTGATCAAATTTATCAGTTGTAATTTTGTTTATAGGGTTACTATCTAAAAACTCAATTAATTTTTTTATTATAGTATGCGGATCATTTTCGCTACTAAAAACAAGCCATTTTAATTTATGCTTTAATGTATATAACAACATTAAAAATAAAGTTATTGTTGTTTTTCCGGTGTTCGCGTGTCCTAATATTAAATTAAAATTTCCTTTTTTAAATCTAAAATATTCATCTATTTCCGGTAAATCTAATTTATAACCCTCGTGTAGTGTTCCTTTTCTTATTTTTATTATTTTGTCAACTTCATCATCATAATTTATTAGCATTCAACTAAAATATAAAAATTTTTAAAATGGCAAATCTTCTCGGTCAGGGTTATGTTCTGATGCTGTTACTTCTTCTTTTGGTTTATAATTATCAAGCTTAAAATATTGCTTATCTTTTGATTTTGCAGTACATAAACAAAGATTTACATAACCTTTGTCGTTTGCTAATTTTTCAAGCCTAACTAATTCTTTTCTTAATGTTGGTATATGAACTGATATATTGCTATCAATCCAATCGACCTTTGTTGGCTTGGGAAATAATCCACTTATAAAATCTATTTTATTATCCATTGTATACGTAATTTTCAAATTTTCTTGCTGTTTGTAATCTAATCTCTATTTCTTGATCGTAATTATTCATATTGATCGGTCCGTGTATATCGGTAGATCTATTTAAACTACTTTGTCTAATAATGTACTTTTGCACATCATCTTTTGGATTGTTATAATTGTTCGTTGTTTTTATAGGCATAAGTTTTGCTTTGTTTTTTGCTTGATCAAGATTATAATTAACCTCATCTCCAACATTGTAAGTTAATTCTTTAGTTGTGAACACATTAGGATTGTGACCATTTGCAAATTGAACTACATATTTATTCATTATTGCACCATCTTTTGTGTTAAAACTTTCTTTTTTTATTATTGATTTAATTGTACTTGTATATTCCATATTTAAACTTTAAATTTTTTTGCTAATTGTAATATTTCTTTTTTATCTTCTTTTTGATTATATGCTTCCGTTCTTAAAAGCCAATATAAATATTCACTATCTTTTTTGCTAATTTCTACAATCATAATTTTGATATACTTGTATATTTGATTTTGCTGATATATTAATTTAAAATTGTGCCATCGTTTAAAATTATTGTACCAACCGGTAGTTTTTTAAACATTTCTTCTTTTATATCATTGCTTGAGTAAACTTTTGCCGGTATTCCATATTTGCAAATTATTTTACCAATTGGTTGTACTTTATGTTTTTTTAGTACATTACTAATTTTCCAAGGTGTTACGTTGTATATTTCGCTTAGATCTTTTTGTGTGTAATATTGTTTATTCATATTTATCATTTTTTTATTTTTTTTGAGTTAAAATATTCTTCGTTTGTTCTATCGTGTATTATTTCATCTTTGGCCGATAGTAGCCTTACTTTTATTTGTTCATCTCTTAATTGATCTTTTAATCTTCTATTTTCTAATTCATAATTAATATTTTCTTTTAGAAGTTTTGTTTTATCTTTTTCTAATTGATCAATTCTAGCTAATAAAAAATCCATATTATTTATTTAAATGTATTTCTAATGTTTGATTTTCTAGATCTTCAATATAGTCATCGTGTAATAAATCTGTAATATCTATATTGTCTTTATATACTTTATTTATAGTGGTATGCTCGTATGTACCTGTACCATTGAAGTAATCTAATTCTGCTTCTATAAATGTATATTCTATTGTAATATGGCTGTTAAAAAATTTTAAATCAGCAATATGTTTTGAAGTATTTGATTTTATCATATTCATATTTATTTAAAACAAAAATAAAAAAAAAAATTGATATAAGCAAATAAGGAGACCGAAGCCCCCTTATTCTAAATAAATATAAATACAACACTTACCCTATGAATAGGGTAGTTGAAGATTGAATTTTTGATATTTCTGTATCATTAATTCGAGATCAAAATTATTAAATTTTTTTGTATTTCTTGCTAATAAAAACAAATTTTCTGCTGTATTTGGGCTAATCATATTTAATTTTAATCCAAATTTATACTGTTCACCGGATTTAAACATATTGCATCCAACACATTGTACTTGACAATTATCTTCATTCCATCTTGTTGAATAATGTTTACGTGATTGGAAATGACCGCATTGCATTTTTTTCCAGTGATCTTTTTTTCCGCAAGTAAAACATTCAACATAGCCTTTTTGATCGGCAGTTCTTCTTCTTATATATTCGCTGAATACTTTGTCAAGTTTTTTTATTAATGATTTTCTTGAAGTTTTCATTTTGCTAAATAAAAAATTTTTTTATATTAAAATATATATACTTATATATATATATACTTATATAAATATATATACTTATATAATCATCTACCTTGACCTCGGTATCTTTTTTTATAATTTTTACTATTTTTTACTTTGCTAGATTTTGTTTTGGAGTGAATGCCTTTTCGCTTTCGGCTTTTGGATTTATAAACTTGTACCTTTAATTTACGAGCCATTTTTTGTGATATAATATAATAAACAACCGCTTATATAAGCCAATAAAAAAAACAATATTATATGATAAATGTTTAAATGCGACTCACCGCATATTCCTAATAAGTGTTCAAATAGTTCCATAATTATTTTTTAAATATACTTGTAGCTTTTTCAGTTGTACGACCACCAAAATAAGCTAAAACTACTGCCATCATTACTTTTTCAAAAGTATCATTCCATACCTCGTTGATGTGAAAGGGAATATCATCTACACTATCTAATATACCAGCAAATGAAAAAATAACAATACACCAAACTAAAACCATAGGTCTAACATTTTTACTTAACCAACTATCACTTGAAGCATCTGCTTGCCATCTTTGTGATACCGCTTCTAACTCTTTATTTTGTTGATCGTAAATAAGCTGTTGTAAGGCTATTTTATCTTCGTTTGATATATCTGATTTACCAATTTCTTTAATCGCTTCTTTGGGGCTTGTAACGCCTTGTAAAACGCTACCTAGTGTTGGGTTTATTAAACCTGCGGCACCGAGTAACATTTTACCAACAGTTGTATCTTTGAATTTTTTCTTATCAGGCATTTGTAATGTCTATATATTTTGTTTTACCATCATCTCTAACAGCTTTTAATATTCTGTTTCTGTTTTTTTCATCTGATACATAACTAATATGCACCCAGTCAGGATTATCTTCGTTGCCAAACTCCCATATCATTTGATCAAAATTTAAGTTTTCTTTAATATAATTAAACATTTCTGCATTTGTTTTATAACCGTATATATCATCTAGATCTAATGCTCTGCCTTGACAATGTTGGCTGCGGCTGCTGCCACCGATTGCTTCATTTAAAGCAGAGCTTCTATAAAAAGAGTTTATTTTTATTGGACCACCTACCCATTGTCTAAGTGGTTCAAATATTTTTTTTGCTATAAGTTTCATATTACTTAAAGAATCGCCATTTGGTGTGTTGTCAATACCTAACCTAAGTGCTGTAACACTTTTTGTGGCTTCTTTTTCTGATATATGTTTACTTATCATTATTTATTAATTTGTTGCAACTCTAGTGTATCTGCTTTTCTCAATAATTTGTTGTATTTCTTCAACAGGTACTTTTATTGACAAAGAGATACCAGCATCCCATCGGCCAATTAAATTACGATCTCTATATAAAAAAATAACCGGTACTGACTTTATTTGATCTCTTATGGATTGTTTTTGCTCTTCAAGTAAAGCACGAACTATTTTTGCACCTTTTATTTTATCTAAATGTTTATAATCATTTTTAAAATTCCACGAGCTGTTTATATGTAACACAGTATAATCCTGTGTATTACCAATTGCAAATACAAATAGTGCAATTAGGACAAATATCTTTTTCATTTTTGTATAATTTCATATAATTTTTCATCTATTTTATCTAGTTTTTCCGAGTTCTCT